CCAAGGCAAGGTCGGATCGTTCAGAACCTTGTTGTGTGCGCCCCATGCGTCAATCAGCGCCTGCGCCGCCGCAAAGGATTTCTGAGCCTGCAGCAGCTTCTTGTTGTTCATGCCGGTGAGCGATGCAAGGTTGCCGAAGTAATCGCCCCATGCGCCCAGCTTGTCGGACAAGCCGCCCTGAGCAAGCGCCTTGATCGTGTCAAAGTGCTGCTTTACGCGATCCTCTTGCGCGGTCAGTTCTTCATCCAGCTTTTCGGATGCGCTTTTTCCGCCCTTGCCGCCTTCGCCTTCCTCGGATGCCACTCCCAACAAATCAGGCAGGGTGATGCGCTCATCCTTGATTGATCCGAGTAGGTCTTTGATCTTCTGGACGCTCTCAAGCGGTGCAGATAGCCCGCCAAACAGGCCCGACGCTTCATTCCGCAAGCCGCCAGCCTGATTAAGCGACATTTGCCCGGCTTGGGATGTGCCAGCCGCGCCGCGCAGGAAAGCGTTGGATGCCGACATAAGCCCGCCCGCAAGCCCTTCCATGCCGGGAATGCCAGCAACGCCCTCTGACATGGATAGGAAGAAGTCGGACGCCTTCATTGCCATGCGGGAAATTGACCCCAAGAAATAGCCTTCCATCTCCAGGAATGTCGCCTTGATAGACATGACCATTGCTGCCGCGCCATCCTTGATGCGGCCCCATACCTCAACAGCAACGTCGCCCAAGAGGCCCATTGCTTCGCCGATAGAGCCAACGGCTTGCGTCATTCTGGTGAATTGGTAAACCGCCTCGCCCGCCAAGACGACAACGGCCCCGATGCCCGTCCTGATTAGAGCCGTGCGCAAGAATGCCATTGCCCCAGCAAGGCTAAACGTCGCCACCCTTGCCGCGACAAATGCCGCGACCCAGCCCCGCGCCATAAACGCCGCATAAGCAACAGATGCCGCCATTGCCGTGCCAATGTAAGTGACCAATCGGCCCATGTTTTCGGTCAGGACGCGCAGCGCCTCGGATGCTGTCAGGTAGATTGCCGAAAGCGCCTTGGTCAGCCCCAAGTTTTCGTCAATAGAAAGGAAAAACTCTTGAAGCCTTTGGCCTAAAGTATCTAGCGCACCAGCATAGCCTTGCGCCGCCGCAACCGCAGCGCCGCCATATTGCGCTTCTAGTTCATCCAGAATGAAGGTTTGCGCCTTTAGTAGCTGGCCGCTTTCGACCAACTGCTTGACCATTTCCTTTTGCTGGTCGGTAAATACTGTTCCGCTGCGTGTTAGCGCAGTCAGTCCAGTAACCGGGTCCTCTAGCGCCCGCCCCAACTGAATGGCGGAACTGCTCATGTTCTGACCCAGAACAGCCGAAAGGTCAGCCGCTACGCGAATTGTCCGGTCGAATACATCGCCAGTGACTTTGCGGAATGTCAGCAAACGCTGCTGCGCCTCAAGCACGCCCTCAGTGCTTTCCAGCGTATTCATTGCAAGTTCTCTGGCGAAGCTGCGAAGGTCGTCAGCGGTGCGTCCTGCTACGCCTCCGGTCGCCTTAATGACAGCGCCAATCCGAAACATCGTTGTTTCAAACTTCTGACTTTCGGCAACTGCCCTTGAGAAAACAGCCGAAACTGTCGCAATGCTGGCAAGACCGACAGCAAACGCCTTGACCGCCGAAACTGCCCTTGTTGACGCCTTTTCGACCTGTCCGATGTCACCTGATACTTTTTTCAGACCATCTTCGGCCTGTTTGGTATCCGCAGTAACTTGAACCTGTAGCTTTGGGAGCGCCATATCAGTCCTCTAACAACAGCTTGAGGCGGTCAACCTCGGCGTCTGACAAATGGCCTTTGACGGGCTTCTGACCTTCGTTTTGCTTCTGGTGAAGCTGCGCCTCAGCGAACCATTCAACCATCGTCATTGCCCAAAACTCGCTTGGCTGTATGCCCCAACTTCTGGCCGTGACATACATGCCAGTCCAGTCTATTTGCGTCGGGACTTTTTCTTGTCCCCGGTTTGCGCCGGGGCTGGTAAGTTTTTTTCAGGTCGCCCCGGTGGCGTGATGCAATCGCCAATGCACTGCACAAGAGGACCAATGCCGTTCCCGCCGTTGTTGGTCAGGTCGTCATAGAGCGATGCCAGAACGTCGTCCTCGTCAACATTGCCGCCGCCTTCCTGCACCATCTCTGAAATGATGTAGGCAAGGGCAGGGAGCGGCACGTTCTTGCCGTCCATTGTCCCGACAACGCCCAACAGCGTTTGAGGCGCTAGGCCAGCGTCGATCCTGCGCAGGAATTTGTTGGACGGGGTGAACCAGTATTCTTTCCCGTCCAACTCAATTCGGACTTCACGAAAAACGCTCATCAGGACGCCGTGATCGCGCCGCTGCTTTCCAGCGACATTGTGAAGGTGATCGTATCGGCCTGTTCGCCCGTCGCTTCAAAAGACGTGATGAAGAACGACCCCGAATAGGTGGCGAAGCTGCCAAGTTCGACCTGAAAGTCGTGCAATGCCGTGCCGGATGATGCCGCCGCCGCAAGTGCTGCGAATGTCGATGCCTTGGCAACGCCCGTGCAGGACAGGGACATGCTCTTGACGCCGATGTCGTCCAGATAGGTCCGGACGCCCGCATCATCTTTGTCGGTGATGTCGATTGCCTCGTTGTTGAATGTCAGGCTGTCGGTACGCGCTCCCGCTACCACCGCCATGCCTGAGCCGCTATTGTAGCTGATCCGTAGATCGCGCCCGCTCTCTGCTGTCATCGTTTTGCCCTTTCATTGGCTTTGCAAACTTATACCACGCCTTTGCAAAACTGCAAAGTTACTCGCCCGCCTCATAGACGATGCGGAATGTCATCGGCCTGTATCGAGTAAACCCATCGGGATCTGGAATGTTGCCGGGGCTTTCCTCGAATAGACAGTTCACAGTGTGCGCCCCCGCTATGACCAGATCGAACCTATGCAGCGCGTCATAAGCCGCCTGAGCCGCCGCGTCTGCGATGTCCACCGCGCTCCGCGTGTCGGTCGGCCGCGCGTAGGTCGTCACTCGAATAAGCTGGTTCCCGCCTTCGCTGGTTTTGGTGTCCCACGCCGTTCCAGCCACGTCCTCGATGATGGTGTAAGGGAACGGGATGCTGCTTTCCGGCTGCGTGTCTTGGGGCTTGTCGTATCCGACATACGTCACCAGCGCCGACAGCGTTGCATCGCCCGCCAGTCGCGCCCGCACGGCCTGTGATACGGCTGCAAAGTTCATCTCAATGTGTCTCCGAGGGCTTTCTCAAGTCGCCTGAGAAACTTAGGCCGGATTTCTTCGACTGCCGGACGGAAAAACGGACGCGCCGCGATTGTTGGCGTTCCGTACTCAAGGTAAACCGCATACGCCAATGTGCTGCCCACCGCCGCCGTTGTGGCCCCAAGTCGCTCAAAATAGATGTTGTTCGCCAGCCGCCCGGTGTCAGTCATTGGCGGTTGTCCCGGTGCGGATGCCGTGTGGACCCGGCGCGGGTTGTACTTCTGATACGTCCGGCCCGATGCTGGCCCCCGCGCGATGCTGGTTACGATATTGCCGCGCAACTCAAGAGCCGTGCCGACGACTGCGGTTTCAACGGCGCTTTTGACATCCGCCGCCGCCTGCGCCAAGGCGCGGTCAATGTTTTTTTTGCCAACCAGCTCAACGGATATTTTACTCATACCGCCGCCCCAAGTTCTGCACTGATTTCAAGCCATTGGTCGTCAAAGTCCACATTCGCAATGAAGCGGATGTTGTACGCCCGGCCCCGGATCACCACGCGGTCTTTTTCGGTCAGGTCGGCAAAGTACCTGCACACGATCCGATGCGTTGATGTGGCCTCAGTCCGCGCCGATGCGTAACGCTCACCGCCTGACATTGGCTTAACCATCGCTCGCGTTGGTGCGTCCGTGATCGCCGCCCACGTCTGCACCCGTGCGCCGTAATCGTCCTGCGTGTTGGTCACGCGCTGGAACGTCACGGCCTCGCGTAGCTGCCGCGCGTTGTATTTGGATGTGGCGCAGCAATTCACCATGCCAATTCATCCATGCGCCGATAAGGAGCCAACAGCGCCTTCATCTGCATGTCGATGCCCGCGCATGTCCCATCATAGAGCGACGACACATAGAGCCGGATCGCCTCAAGGATAGGCGCGGGGATGTTGCCTGAGCCATAGCCTGCGACGTAGGTCACTTGCACCGCGTCTTGCGCCCGCAGATTGCTAGGCCACGTCTCGCCTTCTTGCAGGTAGATGCGTCCACTTTCTGTATCCACGCCATAGCGCGATGCGCTGAATGTGCTGCTGATATTGTCGCGGTCATAGGTCACAACGCTAGTGACTGACGCCACCGGTGCAAAGGGCAGGTCCAGCGTTTCGCCGCCGCCCAGGACATAGGGCCTGGATGCCGTGTGGACGCCCGGCCCAAGCGACAAAAGGCGGTCGTCGCCGTAAGCATCTGTGAAGCCGTCCGCCTTGAATACGAAGGTCTCGGTCAACAGCGCCCGCCGCAGGTATTGCTTAACCGCCTCCGTCGCCGTGGCAATGTAGGCAGTGATGATGTCGTCATCTACATCACCATCTACCCGCAGGAACGGCTTGATCGCCGCCAGTGAAATGGCCGGATCGTCATCCGAGGCTGTGACGTTAACGGACTTGCGGTTGAACCTCATTTCCGGCCCCGCTTGCGCGTCTTGTTTTCCGGTGCCGCAAGGTGCGCTTTGGTCACAATCTCGCAAGCGCCCTCGCCAATCAGGATTGCAAGCGTTGCGTCGTCAACGTCGCGCTCAGTTCCCGGCCCCCAAGTTTGGACGGTTAGCCCGTCAAGGCTGATTTGAAACGTGCGTAAAATCTTGATCCGCGTCATGGGCTGTGCGTCCTTTGCAGCATGATAGCCTTGTCCCAGAGCATAACATCTTCGGAGCATTGGATAAAGAACCGCGCCCCGTACCGCGCGAAAGGCTCAGTGACAAACAGCGTACCGTTGAAGAATAGAAAATCCTCAATGCCGCTGCCCTTGGTCAGTGACCGCCGGTCCCGCGCAATCATGGTACTGTAATCCGCGCCAATGCCAACGTCGATTTCAGCAAAGGTCGCCGTGCTGCTGCTCTTGCTAATGCGAAATGTCAAGTTGATGTTGTAGACTTCGCCGGTCGCAAATGGCTGGATTGTGCTGCTGTTGCCGAAAACGTCCAGAGGAATGCCCCGGCGAAAGTCGGTTGTGCTGTCATCCGCCAAGCCGTCAATCGTCACATGCGTGAGCGTGTCGGCTGTGATGGATTGTTTGTTGCTGGATGTGTGTACGCTGTCGTGCAGGTAGAGCCAGCCGCCATCGTATCCGGTGCGCCGCTCTATGCCATCATCGGTGCGGATCAGCATGTCAGCCGCCCGCTTGTTGTCCTCAGTGGCGTCCACAAGTGCAGACCAGTTGATGTTTGTCATGTGCTGCCCCTGCGCTTAGTGACGGGCCACCGTAGCGGCCCGCTGCTAAGATCAGGTTGCGGCTGTGCCGGCGTCGATTGTTGCCGTTGCCATGATCGCGCCTTTGTCCTTGCGGGCATGGACGGTAACGGCTGCATCGGTCCCGGTTGTCCCGGTCGCCACGATCCGAACGTACCGCTTGCCGCCAACGTAGCCGATTGATCCAACCAGCGTGTCGTCAGCGTCGTCGCTTGTGACGGTCAGCGCGGCCTCGGTGCCGATCAGGTCAGCATCTGCGACTGCCGTGGCGTCTGCCGCTGCGGTCGTGTCGCTTTCCTGCACCTCGAACGAAAAGCCCGATGTGGTGCCTGCATCGGTGACAGTGCCGGTGGAAACGCTGAATGTCAGCGCCTCCCAGCCCTGCATGTCGATCCACTTGCCAGCCGCTGCGGTTGTCCCGCTCAGGGTAGCGGAGAGGGCAAGCCCAAACTCCGCGTTATTGCGCATGTCAAATTGTGCCATTATGCTGCCACCTTTCCGATCACAGCCGCATCGAACGACGTCACGTCGCCGCCTACGCGCTGGGTTGTGTAGTAGGTCACGAAGCCCTTGTTCGTGTACGGGTCACGCAGAACCTGCAAGCCCACGCGGTCGAGGACGGTGTAGAAACGACCAAAGTCCGCATAGACAATGGACAGAGCGTTTGCAGCGACTGCGGGCATGTCGTCCATAAAGGAAACGGGCTTGCCCAGAAGCTGAATGGACGCTTGGCCGTCACGCAGAAGGACCGGGCTGAAGAAATAGTTGTCGCTGCCCTTGAGCTGCAACGCCGCGCCAAACGTGGTGCGCTTCATGCCGAAAACCGCGCCCGCCTGGTACTCTTCTTTCAGAGCGTTCTGCACCGCAATCAGGCCATCTGCGTTCAACGCTGCCGCCGAACCCATGTTGATCTGAGTGATTGCATTGCGCTCATACGTGCCAGCCGTTGCAGCCGCCGCATATGTCAGGAAACCGCGAGGCTTGCCGATGCCATCGCCCAGAACGAAAGCGGTGTTCTGAGTGCGGGCAAACTTGTCTGCCACCTTGCCAGCAAGCCAGCTTTCGACGTCGAGATAGCTGTCCTCGATCATCTCAGTCGTCATGCGCGGGTCAGCTTCGATCTTGTGAGCCGCGATGACCTTCTGCGCCAGTTGCGGGGTGTCAGTCTGTCCGCCCGATGCGCCTTCGCCGACCCAACGCGCCGCCGCTTCCTGATCGTCAATCAGGATGTCGATGGACTTCGCGCCGGTGCGCTCCACGTTGGCAATCTGCCGAACCGGGGATGTCTCAAAGACGCGCGTCATGATGGTGTTGGACAGTTCCGGGCGCACCAGATAGCCGCCGTCCGGGTTCACGTCGGTAGACATGGCCTTGACTTCGATGCCCTCGGACCCGGCCTTGAAGCCGTCCGGCAGGGTGCCGTTTGCCATGTATTGACGGAAAGCGTCCTTGTGCTTCTGCTCAAGTTCGCCGTCCATGCCCTTGCCTTCGCCAGCGCCGGGACGGTTCATCGCCGCTTCCAGCTTGGCTTGCTTCGCCTGCATGTCTGCCAGCTTGGCTGTGATGTCGTCAGCCATGCGCTGGTGCTTTTCTTCGGTCACAACGTCAGTTGGTGCCGATGCTTTCAGCGCGTCGATTTCGCCGCGCAGCTCGGTCAGGGTCGGGTTGATCTTCTCAACAAGCCCTTTGATCTCTGCCAGATCGCTCATGTGTGAGCCTCCATTTTTGACAGTGTTTCGGTCAAGAGTGCTTTGAGTTCGTCAACGTCCCGTTGAGCCTGCTCAGGATCGGACCCGTCTACATCCCGTAGAACGTCGGTCCTTGCCCTCCATGCGCCACACGCCATAGCTTTTGCCATGCGGTTGCTGTGGCCCATATTCTTGAAAGCGCGTTCAAGGTCGCGCTCTGTAATCTCATCGGCCTTCATCGCGTAGATGCCAGCCAATTCATTCATCGGGAACGTGACGACGCTGGTTTCCCAAAGGTCCAGCTTGGTCAGCTTACGACTGCCGCTCTCGCGGTCCATTTCGTACTCTTGGGTGCGGTATCCAATGGAAAGCCCTTCGATAGCGCCCATCTTGATAAGGTCCGCGACCTCGCCGCCCTTGCCCCTCTTGGAAACTCGGCCCTTCATCCTCAGGCCGTTTTCGTCCTCGGACATTTCATCCCAAACGCCGATGGGTTGGCTTGCGTCATGCTGCCAAAGCATCTTGGGTTTGCGACCCGATGCGATGCACTCTTTGAAAGCGCCGGGCATGACAATATCACCGCCGTTGTCGCGGTTGCCAAAGACTGACCCATAGCCTGAGATTGTCAGATAGTCGTCGCTCTCGCCTTCGGACTTGATCGTCAGCCCGTGCGCCAGCTTGATTTCGAGCGGTTCGCCGCCGTCTTTGCGCGAGTAGCTTCGCAGCATGTAAAGGCTCCATCTAAGGGCTTCGGACGTCTCACGACGGCCTTTGCAAACTGTATAACACACCTTTGCAAAGTTGCAAAGTATGGGCGATGGCACAAAAAAAGACCGCCCGAAGGCGGCCTAGTTTAGGGAGGTCAGTTTGTGATGGTAGGTTAGGCGGTGTCGCCTTAGTCGTCAAGACAGCGCGTCAATCGGAACCTCTCCCGACAACTTCAAATCGTTTCTTGTCAACCTTGAACCCCTATCAATCGCCATCTGACACAACTCCACAATATCCCTCAGCGCATCGTCTGACATCCTTCGGCTATCCGGCAAGTCCCCGAATTTAGATTGATACTCCATCAAGACTTTGGTTTCGTCATCAACCATCTGCATATGCCTCCAACATCTTTTCAAATGACCGCGAAGTTCTCGGCCATAGCATTTGAAACATCTGATAATCTGCTTTGTTTGGGCTTGCATACGCCTCAAACCAGTTGGCGAACGCCTCTGCCGTCGAGCCGTAGCCGAAGGTTCTTCGGCCTTCTTTATGTTTAGGCCCAGCCCGAAGCCTGTCCTTGTAATACTTTTCCCCATGCCCAAAGGATATTCTTATTTTGCCAGCCGTTCCGGCTTCAAACGTGTCCTGCATACCTGCGAATGCGCTCTTATGCGTTGGCCTTGATTTTAAGGTAACACCAATTTTATGCAAAAGTTCATAGACATCTCGTTGCTTCCATGCTGCCGCAAAGTCAAAAGCCACGTTTGGGCTTATGTCCGTCACATCGTACAATTTCAAAACATCGTCATATTTTAGTGGGGTCATGTTCTCAATTACTGCTCTTGCGTCATTTGCAAACCCCTTAACGTCAGCATCCTTGATGAGCGCAACCCTTTCATCTGAGTATTTTGACAGATTTTCGCTCACTCGTTTTCTTAACGGTGCTGACCCATCCCTATCTCCCATAAACATGCCGGTTCGCCCTGCCTCAAGCTCTGCCGTGTCTTTTGCAAGGTCTTGAATTGCATCAAATGACTTAAACAGCTTCCCATCAACCGCGCCAAGTTCTCTGTCAACCGTATGCCCAAACTCATGTCGAAAAACTCGCGCATATTCAGGGCTTCCCTTAACGTGTCGACCCATTGATATTTTTCTATCGTGCGTTGCGTATGCGCCTTTTTTTCCTGAAATCATCCCGTTTATGTCAGGCGCTTTTGCCACAAACCGAGCCGCCAGTTCTGGCGCAGCATCAAGTGAACCCGCATAAGCGCTGGAAAGAATTGGCCTTGCAGCGATTGCCTGCTCCATTGTCATGGGCCGCCCTTGAACGGCAGATTGTGCTGCAACGCTAGTCGCTGCATCATCGTCAAGCCCCTTAACGCGGTGGATCACAGCACAACGACAGTTGATAGTTGCCGCGCCGGGCTTACCCGCCTCGCCGGGAAACATGATTGCAATCGGATCGCCACCTATCCACGGCATCGCAAAAGGCTCGTCCATGTCGCGCTTTTGACCGTGCATCGCCACATGGTCATATTCTGCCGGGTTCTTGCCCGCGAAACGCCGGGTCCGCGCGTCCTCAGTGCTGACCCATTCCTTTTCCAGTTCCAGCCCGGTGGACTTGGCGGTCTCGTGCATAGCAAAGTTGGCTGCTCCGTGGGTTTCGGTCCTGCCGATCAGCGCCCCGCGCGTCCGCGATATGGATGGAACGCGCTTGTTAATGTCGCGGGCAATCTCGGCAACGCCAAGCCCCTCGCGCTGCCCATTGGCGACTTCTGACACGATCCGCGCCCGCGTCGTCTCGGTCACGTTGGTGATGCGCCGCCGGATCGCCTCTTGATTTACCCAGAGTGATGCAATCGCGCGAAACAGCGCCGCAAAGCCGCCCTCCTGCTTGCACTCTAGGTCATAGCCTAGCGACTTGCCCTGCGTGATAACCCGCGCCCCGAACGTCCGCGCCGTGGTCAGTCCGATCTCCTGATACAGCGCCCGGAACGCGGCAAAGTCGTCATCGGACGGTGCAGGGATGTATCCGAGATCCTGATACGCCGTGAGATAGCGTCGGCTTTCATCCGCCACGACTGCCGCAATGCGCCGCCGAAAACGCGCTTCGAGTACGTCCAGCAATCGAGACTGGATAGCGGCCTCGCGCTCCGGGCTATGGCTGATGAATGCGGGCTTGCGCGGCATTATCCGTGGTCCAGACCGTAGGCCAGCGCCTTGATGTCATCTGCCGGAATGTCGAACATGCCCCCGCCGCTTGGCTTGAAGTCGCCTTCGGCCTCTGGTTCGTATCCCATAAGCGTCCGCGCCTCTTGTAGCGTCAATAGCCCTTCGCGGTATGCGGTGACTGCCCGTTGGAACATCCGCTCCCGCAGCGCCTCAAGAGCGGGGATGGTGTCGAGGTCAAGCCGCAATTCCAGCCCGTCGCCATAGCGCGGCAAGAGCCATGTGTTGAGCGATGCCAGAACATCCCGCATGATCGGTATAACGGTATCGGTGTAGAGCCGTTCCTTGGCCTGCTCCAGGTTGTTGAACGTGCTGGCGTCGTTGTCGATCAGGGGCAGGGGAACGCCAAGCGCCGCAGCGACGTATTTCGCCGTCTCGCGCATCGTGTTGCTGAAATCCATGTCGCGTGCCGATTGCGAAAGCTGCTGCCATTCCGCGTCGTCGGCCAGCATCGGGATTTCACCCGCGTTCTCAGCCCCTTGCATCCGCGCTTTGAAATACTCGCGCATCCGGTTAATCATTTCGCCGGATGGATAGCCCGACTTGAACCGGATCAAGCCGCTAGGCCGTGCGCTGTTCTTCAACAGCGAATAGTTCCAGCGCATTCCGGCGTTGTGCGTATCGCCCGCGATTGCCGCCGCCATGAGCGGGGATTGCCCGCGCCAATAGTCCGCAGGGTTGTACGTCTTGACGAATAGCAGGTCAGACTGCCCGGTGATCTGGTCCACGTCGAAGTACGTTTTCTTGCGGTTGACCTCGTAGATGTATTGCCGCGCAAGGCCGGACGGGCCGGGAACGACTGCGATATTGAGCGGCAAGAGCGGCCATATTTCGGTCGGCTGTCGCGGGTTGTCAGCTGCCGCTGCATATTCGCCCAAGAGCATCCGATTGACCAAAATTTCGGTCAGCCACGATTGCCATGTGCCGCCGGGTGTCGGTTGCGCCAACAGGTCCAGAACCGGGTGCTGCTCCACCGCGCTTTCGCCGTTGTAAAGTTCGGTGTTGATTGACGTTGCCGCCCGCACGATCTCGTTGACTGCGCGGTAAACGATCACGTTTAGCTGATAGCCTTCCGTGATGTATTGCTGCGACTTGTCTTTACGCGCCCAGGCTGGCCCGCCGCCGATCATCAATGCGCTGCCTGCTGGGTGCGCCTTTTCTTCAATCTTGCGTGTGAATGGCCAGACCATCAAAGCACTCCGAATACTTGCCCGTTGCTGCCTTGCACAAACGCATGATACAGGGCGTCTATCATTACGTCCGTTTGGTCATCGTGCTTGTGGCTGTCATCGTGCGAAAATGCCGCGACTTCGCTCACAAACTCGAAGTTGTCCGGTTCACCATACGGCAAAGCGACCTTTTTCGCAATATGATGGGCTTGAACGTCCATAGCGCGGGTCAGCTTGTCTTTGTCTCGCTGCACTGGAGTGATGCGGATCGGCAGCTTGCCATCGACTTCTTGAATTAACCCGGTCCCGCTTGATTTGTCCTCAACATAGACCGCCCTCAAAACACCGGCCCTGGGGCTGTTCTTGTTATGCGCAGATTTTACAAATGAGGCAAAGTCACGGCGAAGTTGGTCTGCCTTCATCTTTGCCCGTTGATAGGATAGCCGGTGGATGTGCGTTGGCGTAACGCCCCATTCCGCAAAAACGGTCCAGTCATTCCACGTGTTTGTTTTTTGCGCCGTATCCACCGTGATAATTCGATAATCGTAATGGTTTGGATGCGGCAGGTCTGCGCCATCATCATCGCCAAAATAAACGAAGTCGTCAGAGCTAAATATCCCCCCGTCAAGGCTCTCTGGGTGCTGCATGTATTGGCTTGTGAATGTGTACGGGTTCGCATTCCGTAGCGCGATTAGGTTTCTGACGCCTTCGGCCTCTGGCCAAAATGACCATTGCCCGTTGACGCACTCGCCCTTTTTAACGTCCCGCTCGCAGCGCTCCCGTATGCCGTCTGGCAAGTTGTCGATGTAATCTTGGTCCACCAAAGCCGGAATAGTGATGTGCAGATCGACCGAAAGTCCCATCCCCCCGCCAAGGATGAACGCGCTGCTATCGTCTACATGCAACCGCTGTTGAATAAACAGCATCGGCGTAGGGTTTTTGTCGTCCTTCTTGGCTCGCCTTGATCGAAGCGTGTTGACCAGCCTAACATGCGACTTCTTGCGCTTGGCGTCGGAAAACATATCGTCCGGCTTATCCCAGTCATCCGCGCCAACGTAACCGGAAAACCCATTCCCCATGAACCCGCCACGTGCGCCGGTGATCTGCCCGCCATTTGACCGGCTGAACATTTGAAATATGCGCTTGCCGTTGCGGGTGACCGTCCAGTTATCCGCCTTGTCCTTTTCAATCTCGTGACCATATGCCGCCTGCCATTCATCCGACCGGATCAAGGCGCGTGTTCTTTCGCTGTTTTCAGTCACAAGGTCGCGCGAGTAGCTGGCGTTTAATATCCGCAAGCGGGGAAACTTGGTTAAGCAATATGCCGGAAGGTGGATTGACCAAAATTCAGTCTTGGTTGCGCCCGGTGCCACGTTGATAACAACATTGTGCGCTTTGCCGTCCAGCATTTGACGCGCGGCCCAATCGTAATAGTGGTGATGCCAGTTTGCCCGAAAGCTATCGCCTTGCGTGACGTTGAACCAAAGAGATGTGAATGCAAGTGGTGACGATTGACCAGCTGCTACTAGAGCGGATCGCTCAGCCTCCGAAAGCGCCTCCCATTCGATAGGCTTGATTGGCATTTACTCTGTCAGCTTTTGCACAAGCGCGGCAACCAGCTTTTCATCCACCGGCTTTTGCGGTGACATGCTGCCGTCGCTGCTGGTGTGGTCTTGCTCCACCCGATCAGAGTAGCCGTGTTTGGTCAGCATCATCTTGGTGATAGGTGCCACGAAGTCGCCTGTAAGGCCATTGTTGACCAATTCGCGCTCCTGCTTTTCGGCAATCACCTTGAGGATGTTAGAAAATTCGTTCTCAGGGTCCGATGCCCAAGCGTGACAAGTCTCTCGCCTTATGCCGATTACACACGCCAATCCCGCAACGGAAGGCACTTTGTCCCCCGCTGCAATCCATCCGCCGTTGGCGTACTCCCACGCCGCCTTGACGATTTTGGGCGTGTATTGACTTGGCCTGCCTACCTTACTCACCCCATCCCCCATACGATCAGCACAGGAACAACTGCCTGCGCCGTGAGTGCGATGATTGCGAATTGATCTAGTGTCATGTGTTCACCTTACCATGATTGCGGTTGCCCGTCTAACATCCGTCTAACATTTGCCAGACTGGTCTAACATCATCTGGATACAGTAAGCCGCCACCGGGTTAACCGGCGTGTCTCCCTGCTCCCATCGCCTTATGGTGCGCTCTCCATTGGCACCCATAGACCAGACCTCAGCCAACTGACGTTGACTAAGGCCCAGGTTGTTGCGCGATGTGCGGAATTGTTCGGGTGTCATTGTGCGCTTAATACCCCGCAAACCACTCAACGCCGCTGCGACGGATGTAAAGACCATTCAGTTGGTTTCCGTCCAAGTCAACCGGCTTACCGTTTTCACCCATGCGCCTTACCATCGCCTCCGCTTCTGTATCAAACTCTGCACGCAGAACCTTTAAACACACAAAGGCTTTGCCCTCTGCTGTTTCAACGTAATAGCCGATCTTGTAGTTTGTCATTTTACATCCCCTCAAATGACTTGATATTTCCAAGTGCTTTTTCCGCGCGGCGCAGGAATGATGCAGCAAGAATCGAGGCTTCGTTTCCAGTCGCGTAGTTTGCTTTTATTTCGCCGGTTTCTGAAAACAGATTCTTCACAGAAGACGCTGCGGACGCGATGGATGCTTCATCAGCTTCCACACAAAACCGAAAGTCTTGGTTCATTTCGCAAATGATTTTCGAAGCCATTTCTTCAATTTTGAGTACTGCGGCCTTGTGTTCGTTGGTGAGGGTTTCGTTTGTCATCTGTCTATCTCCTATTGAGCGGGCTTCATTGCCCTATGCCCCATATATAGGACATTCTGTCCGGTGTGTAAACACCTAATTTCAAAAAATGCACCGTCACGCGGCAGGAAAAGGTCGCCTTGGGACCGCGCCGATGCTGCGGGTGTTTGCGGTTACTATGTTCCATGACATTGCGACCACCGCGCCACCGCCCGCTGGGCTTGCGTGTTCAATATGCCTGATACATCAACACAAAGTCAAAGCCTTGCCCATCAGGCACGTCTGCGGTCTCAGGCTCGACAATCCATCCATCGCCACATTCTACCGATGCGGTCTCAGGTGCCGCGCCCTTGGCAATTATGGTGATGCTGCATGTTACGACATCACTTGCGATAGGCCATGTGCCTGTTGCCGACGATTGCATTTCGCTGTTGTGGTAGCTCAAGACGCCAGAGTAAGCGCCATCCATATGCAGCGATGCCGTGTCGCCTCCGAATGATCCATTCGTCAGCGTTTCTGGTTCTGCATGTGCTGCCGATGCCATAAGCATGGCGACGATTGCGGCCCTCATGTGTCTACCTCTTTCGGCAATTTGTCGATTTCAGATTTGACCGCCCGCCATGCCTCTGCAAGCCTGTCCACTTCGCGCTGCAATCGCGCGTTTTCGGCTTTCAGCGCCTCGATAGTGGCGTCCTTGATGTCAATGCTCATCTCGTCACCTTCCTTTTCGGTTCCCTGTGATCCGTCCTGACATATACGCCAAGATCACGGGCTTGCCGCCATGCGTCGTCTTTGCTTAGATGTTCCTCCCACGGCGCTCGCGGCATGGTCACCAGTGCGACATAGCCATAGGCGCTGCTGCTCTCGCCGGGAATTGCGCTGCGGATTATGCGGGTTGTTCGGTCGGTCATTCCTGCACCCAATGCGCCATCGGCGTGTTATTGCCACCGATCCGCTTTGACGTGATCTTGACCGCCTTTCGCGTTTCAGCGATGTGTGCCGCGCCCATCTTGTTGCTGCACTTCATGTAATCGGACAGCTGCGGCGTTGTGCATCCTGGGTTGGACCGGATGAAGGCAATCACCTTGTCGCGCACCGGGCTTTTTCTGGCCGGTCTGCCGTTTTTTGCCTTGGGCGGGTTTGCAACGGGGTAAAAGCGCTTTCGCCAGCACCCGTCGATTAGTTCCTTTTCGGTCCGGCATTGGCCACGCGCCTCCATGCTGCAAAGCCGCGCCGCGATGTTGCTGCGCGATTTACCGACTTGCGCCGCGATTTCTGCACCTGTGATGCCTGGGTTTGCCGCGATTGCGTCCAGAATATCGCCTTCCGGCGTCGGGTCTTGGGCAATATCCCGATGCTCCTTTGATCCAAGGATTTTGCGGGTCTTTGCAGCGTCCTTGTGCATCGCTGCAATCAAGTCGTCCAAGCTGTCAAATTGCGGCGTTGGCTTTGCCTGCCCATCGTCAAGATGGGCAAGGCGGGGTTGTGCGTTGTAGCGGGCTGTTTGGAGGAATGAGATGGTCATGAGTTACTCCGCTGCAAAGAGGTCTGCGCCGCGCTGTTCGGCTTCCTGCATGTTCTTGTTAGCCTGCGCTGCGTATTCCGGCTTCAACTCAAAACCGATATACTTGCGCCGCGCCTTGACGGCCTCATATCCAGTCGATCCGATGCCGTTGAACGGGTCCATCACAACATCGCCAGGACGGGTGTATAGGCGAAGGCACTTGCGGATCACGTCAAGCTGTAGCGGGCAAACGTGCTTTTCGTCATTGGCCCCTTTGGCATCACGGTAATTGCGCAGGACGTTGCCCTGTTGAATATCCATCCAGACCGGGCTTGCGACCCGCTGCCACTCCATCACGTCAAACTCAGCGTCCTTGATAAGTTCGGCCAGCACTTCATCCGGCGGGGTTCCTGCGCAAAGCCCTTGGCGTGTCAGGTCGTCAAGCCATTCCTTTGCGATGCGCAAAGCCTCTTTGGATACGACTGGTACGCGCTCATAAACTGGCTCCCACCCAAATCCGCAGCAATGATCCTCAGCAGGCCTTGCATCCCCGCTAACTACATTATCGCAATCGCCACATGACCATCCTGTGATTTTTGACGTTGTTCCGGTCTCCGGTGCCGCATGTGCAATCGGCCGCTCGTTTGGTGCGTCCTTGCGAAAAAACAGCATGTAATCCGGCATTCCGACGCGGTTCATGGCGCTGTCTTTGCGAATCTGCTTGTAGAGCAATCCGATAGCCTTGGTGCGCTGCATCTCGACTACCGGATCTTTCCAGATCGTCGCGCGGCCATGATATACCAAACCCGCCGCGCTATGGGCGCGGATAAGATCGCCAGAGAAGTCTTGCAAGCCGATAGCGCCGTGCTTGCCCTTGCGCATGGGCAGGTCAGTGCAGTGAACACATGCAATCCGACCAGGACGAAGAACGCGCGTCAGCGCTTCAGCAAAGAAGCGATATTGCTCCATAAACGCATTGCCCTCGCCAGCATTGCCAAGGTCGCGCTCACTGTCTGAGTAGACAAACAGATCGCCAAACGGCGGGGAAAAGATCGCGCAATCAACGCTGTTTTGCGGCATAGCGTGCATCCCCTCGATGCAATCGCTGTTATGGATGGCCCATCCGTTGCCTTGATATTCCGGTTGCTTTGTCATGCTGTTTCTTCCTTGATCCAGTGCGGAAATGCGAGGTCCAGAGGACGGTCATATTTCACGCGGGTTTGTGTTTCAGATTGTGCGCGGCGCATAGCGTCTGACATGCGGCGCTTCATTTCTTCGTGCTTCTCAGCCTTGCCGTGAATGGCCCGCCAGATAGCGGCCTCAGTATCGGCAATCACGATATCGTTGCGTACCTGCTCCTTTTGACCGAAGCGATGCGACCGCCGCACCGCCTGATAGTGTTGCTCGTATGAGAACGAGATTGACGCAAAAACAGCATGGGCGCAATGCTGCCAATTTACCCCAAAGCCCGCAAGTTTTGGCTTTGTCACGATTGCCCGGTACTGCCCATCGGCAAAGCCCAAAAGCCGCGCCTCCTTTTCCTCCGGCTTTTGATCGCCGCGAACCTCAACGGCCCCGTCAATCATCGAAGTGAGCAATGCGCTTTCCTCGTTTGTCTCACACCAGACCGTCACCGGCCTATCGTGGTTCGCCAGTTCCGCCGCCTTTTCGCATCGGTCCTTCATTGTAAGGCGCTTTTCCTTGTGGAAGCTGGTCGCGCTCAGTTCTGGAATGCGAAACAGCATATCCTGCTCAGCATCCGCCATGCGGTCAGCTTCAACATGATGCAAGCGCCGATCAATCTCAGGCAAGACATAGCCCGTGTCGTCACCGCCAAGATCGCTTGGCAGCGTTGCGCAGCGCGACCACGACGCCACCCAAGACCAAAAGTCCTCTTGCGCGTGGCCTTTCAGCCGCCATTCCTGCGATGCAGTGCTGGTGTCGTTGATAAACCACTTTGACAGCATTTCCTGCTGACGCATCACGCCTAGAAATTCGGCATGGTTGCCAAGTTCCATATGGTCGTTTGGCGATGGCGTAGCGGTCGCGGCCAGTTTGTAATCCAGACCGTCAAAAGCCTCCATCAACAGATTGCGCGTTCGACCCGCAAACGACTTGAGAATACTGCTCTCGTCCAGGACCACGCCACCAAACGACGCTGGGTCTAGCTTTGGCAACCGCTCGTAGTTCGCCACCATGACGCCAGCGCCAACCTCGTGCTGTTCGCGTATCTGCCGCGCTTCGATGCCAAACTTGACGCCCTCTCGGACCATCTGACCAGCAACGGCCAGCGGTGTCAGGATTAGCACTGGCTTTTGGCTTTCCTCCGCTACCTGCCGCGCCCATTCCAGTTCGATGAATGACTTGCCAAGCCCGGTGTCCAAAAACCCGGCGCTCTTGCCACGGTTTAACGAAAAGTCCAACGCTGCAATCTGGTGTTGCTTTGCCATTTCGTTAATCGGCTTGGGTGCAAAGCCCTGCATGGTCTGCGCCACTGCCCGCGATGCGATGAATTGACGATACTCCTGCAAACTCACTCGCCCACCTCCACGCCAAGCCACGCGGCCATTTCCTCAATATGCGCCCATGCCTCGCACCACTCAGGCTTGCCCATGATATGCGGCGCATGGTGATACGCCCATTGATAGGCGTCCAGCTTGTCTGCGAAGTGCAGCTTATCCGCGTCCCCATCGGGCAGGCGCGGGAATTTGTCGCCCCAAATGGTGATGTATGCTGCGGCCTCATAAGCTCGCTGGTTGTAGGTTTTGAAAAAGGTCGCCGGAATGTCGCCGGTAATATACTCACCGTCGTCGTGGGTTAGCGCGGCAATGAGCAATTCGCGCGATGCATCTGGCCAAAGCGCCAGGATGATGCGGGCAACGCGGGCTTGATGCCCGTCGATCCTGTCGCATGTCTGCGCAAGCCAAGGGTTTGTGTGCCATCGGGTTGTGAGGCCAGCGTGAAAGATGCGTTCAAGGTGTCTGGTCATTCCACAACCTCCGCGCAAGCGCTATAGCAAACTTGCAGCACGTCGAATTGATAACCCGGCTGCATTGCCGCCAGCTTGTCAGCTTCGCGCTTTGCGGAGCAAATTGTTGGATGCTCAAAAGGCCATGGGCTTGGCCTAACGCGCCCGGTTCCCTTGCCGCGCCGAAAAACAAAGTATCCGCCGCCAATTTCTTCACCCTTGCGGCTTTTTTGCGGGCTTCTGATGTTCTGTGTCATGTCATCTTTCCTGTTTGGTTTTGATGTTGATGCGCGGCCCGCCGAAGGGAGGATCAGCTTCCGACAGCCACCGGTCTGCCGTGGCCGCGCTTGGGTAGGCTACCAAATGCCTCGGACGGTGCAAGTTGCAAAGTTGCAAAGTCCGGTGCAAAATTGCAAAGTCAGAAGGGGATCTCGTCGTCAAAGCCCTGCGATGCCGAAGCCTGCTCCTGCGGCGCTTGGTAGCTGTCTTGACGCTGCCCCGATCCGCCGCTTGGGCCATCAAGCAAAGTGAGTTCGCCGCGATATGGGCGTAACGTGACTTCGGTCGCGTATCGGTCTTGTCCGCTTTGATCTTGCCACTTGCGGGTTTCAAGCTGGCCTTCGATATAGACCTTTGACCCTTTCCTAAGGTATTGCTCTGCAATGCGGGCAAGCGGTTCCGAAAAGATCGCCACGCTATGCCATTCGGTGCGCTCCTTGCGTTCGCCGTCTTGCTTCCATGTCTCCGAGGTGGCGATGCGCAAATTGCAGACTTTGCCGCCATTCTGGAACGTGCGCACCTCTGGATCTCGGCCCAGATTGCCCACGATGATTACTTTGTTGACTGATCCGGCCATCATGCTTTCCCTTCGATTGCAGCTTCATACAGTTCCAAAACGGCCTCTTCTTCGGCCAGTTCGTCTCGGTTGCGCTTGCGCCGCGCCACCACCTTGCGCAGTACCGCGCTGTCATAGCCCCGGCCCTTGGCCTCGGCGTAAACCTCCTTTTGCGCCTCTGCGGCCTCTTGCTTTTCGGTTTCGAGCGCTTCGATCCGCTCCACGAATTGCCGCAGTTCTTCGGCTGTAACTCGATCTACCATTTTAGTCTCCTTCGATGATGCCCGCCTGTCGAGCGATTGCTTCTAGGTCGTTCAGGTCGCGGTCGTCACATAGCACGTCCACGCGGCGCATGGCATTGATGACCGATGTGTGATCGCGGTTAAACTCGCGTCCGATCTGCGGATAGGACAGGTGTAGGTAATCCCGCGCGATTGCCATCGCTGCAAACCGCGCCCGAATGATGTGCCGATCACGTCGCGGCCCCATGATCTCGGCGATGGTCACGCCGGTTGATTTGCTCACAGCATCAACGACGCGGGCAAGCGGTCGCTTGTCGGTCAAAAACTCTCCCTTGGGAAAATAGGTCACTTGTCGCCGCCGAATGTCTTGGGCCTAAAACCCGCCTCAGCCATAATCTCAGACGCCCGCCCTGCGCTAACGCGCTCCGGCTTTACCTTAGACGCGGGATTGTATGCCTTCCGAAGGCAAGCCGCCCGCATAGCCTCGCGCTCTCTGACCATAGGTTCTAGCTGTTGTTGCAGTTCGTGCCAGCTAGGGAAAAAGCGCCATGTGCGCCCGAGTAGCACTTGCTGCACCATGTCGCCAGGATACCCCGCCAGCCGCCGCCCGTATGCCTCAAGACGTAGCATAGCGGTCATCTCGTCGTCTTGCCGTGAAGGCGCAATGACCGACAGTTCTGCAATCCATGCCTCGATGGTGTCGCGCGGCGCTGGGCGCATGGTCTCTGCAATCGCATCGGCCACCGTCTGCCGTTGCTCCGGTGTGCCGCCCGCTTTCACCACGTCAGGCACAAGGTCGCTACCGATGTAAGCGCCGTATTCGTCATAGCGTCCGACAAGCCTCTTACCGCTGCTCAGATCGACGCCGTGCGACGAGGCTAGCGAGCGAAGTTGGCTGTTGACGGAACGCGCCCGCTCCTGCGGTCGGGTTGTCAGTTCGGTTGTCATAATTGCCCTCCATTAGCTTGGTGAAGTTGCTGGCCTTCACCAGCCAATCAAAGCCGAAACCGGCCCAAGGTTTTGGCGTTCGCCCTCGGCAAAAGTCGCTTGCAAACGCTTTTCGCAATGCTGTTTCCCATCCGTCCATTCCGCCACAATCCTTTAGACGTGATCGAAGTTGCTTAGAGCGGTTCGGTGTCAATTTTTGAACCTGCGGCCATCCAGCCTTTGCCGCCGCGTCGTTGTATCTCGAAACAGCTTGAGAAAGATCATTTGCGTGATGCGTCGTTTCGGTAGAAACCGACAAGGATACGTTAGTATCCTGTTTAATATATGGTTCTGGTTCTGGTTCTGGTTGGCATTGCGCCTTTACTCCATCCGCATTGCCCGCGTCTTGTTTTTGCTGTGTTTTTTCCCATCGCTTTTTTGCAGCGGACGACGCGCTATTCTGCCGTTCACGGCGTAGCGCGATGTGCTTTTCGCACTTTGGCGACCAGATGCCATCATCCGTAATGGTAATTTTGCCATCATCCACAAGGTCTGAAATTGCCCTTTTGAACGCTGGCAACGTGCATCCACATCGACGCGCCAACATATCCCAAGACTGCCCAAGCGGCCTTTCCGCTTCATACATTTGGCAAAGAAGTGTGATGTATACGCCCTTGCAAGCGGCTGTCATGCCACTTGTGCCGCCCAAAAAATCGGACGTATAAAATTGAACGTAAGGATTTTGGCTCATTACGCCCCTTTCTCCTTGGGGCCGGGTATTGAACGCATCACCACAATGCGCTACAAATGACCCAGCGTTCGATGCGTCTTTCCTACCGTCTAACCAGCGGAAAAGCAAGCGGCCCCGCCAGATCGGCGCGGGCCGTTTGTCATTCTACGGTGCCCTCAATCGGCAAATAGGCCACCGGCGGCGTGTCCGAGATTGTCACCACCACGAAGCCGCGCTTGCGAGCATCGGCGGGCTGTATTGGCGCGTAGGTGACGTGAAAGGCGCTATCGTCCACGCCCAGCGCGTCTGAGATAGCATCCTGGCCAGCCTTGAACGCTGCAATGAGATTGTCGCGGTCGCGGCGTCGGTCGTTCGGCGGGGTAAACTCGATGTGCAGGTGAATCGTGTCGGCTTTAAACCTGTTGACGCCAAAAGCCTTTAGTTCCCATCCGCAAGCCTCACGATATTTCTTCTTCTCAGCCGCTAGGCGTAGCTGATGCGGTCGCGCGTTTGGGTTTAGGATTTGCGACGGGAACGGCAGTCGCGCGGTAATTGTCTTCATCGGCTGGCCTCCAGTTCTGCCCTCATGCGCTCGTGCAGCGCGGTCTTGACCCGTTGACGTAGGGCAGTTACGCCCTCGCGGCCCTTGGCCCTCTCTGCGCGTTGTGCAAGGCGCTCATGGTCCTGTCGCGCGATAGCGGCGCGGGTTTTGCGTAGATCGTCGGTCATATCGTGTTCGCCTCCATTCGATCAATCATGTCTTGCGTGATTGCGACGTAGGTATGATCTGGCCCGTACTCGCGTTTCCAGCGGCTTGGCTGCTGGTGAAGTGCAATTTTGCTGGTGTCCATCAAGCCTTGATGATGCCCCTCGCAAAGCGGGATTGTCATGGTGTCGGGAACCTTTCGGAATGACCCGCGCTCGTGAATGACGTGGTGCGCTTGCGTCGGGCTGCGCTGTGGCAAGCCGTAGCTGGTGCAAATGATGCAAGGCAAGGCTCTGACCTTTGCGAGATAGGCCGGGTTCGGCTTGGCTTTGGCGGGCTTTAGAGCGGGTTGTTTGCCTGTCAGGTTCATTCCGTCACCTCGTTCTCATATTTCATCGCCTCAGGATCGATCAGCGGGACGCCCTGCGCCCGGTAGTGTCCTTGCACGGCGTCCATGTATTCGGTCAGTTCCTTGACGCTCATTTCGCGCGTCATCGCCAGAATGCCGCGCTCAAACAAAAAGCATTGTTGCTCGTATGTCAGGCCATTGAACATCCGTTCCCACACCCGCGACCATATCGGATCACGCCTGCGGATCGGGACGCCGTACGCCACATGGCACTGGCCTTTGACCTGGGCCGCTGTCATGTCGCCAAGGTGTTGCGCGATTTGCCCATACCATTTGTGGACCAGCGCATTCTGAGACAACGTGCGCTTGTCTCCATCGCCGATGGTGATGGTGAAGGGCAGGGGGAGGCCGGTAATCATACCGGCCACCTTCTGCGCCTCGTGTTCGGTTAAGACGCGGATCGTTTTCATGACGCCAAGTTCAGATTGGCGGTCTTGGCCTCGATCTGCTTTTTGACCTCTAGCGCGTCATTTGGCGATGTCGCCCAAAACTCGCGCAAAGGCTCACGGTTCTGAATGCTCCACCTGTAAACCGTTTCAGCATCCGACGCCCCGATAAACTCAATGCACCGATCTGCGACCTCGCCAATTGGTATTCGCTGCAATGCGCCCGTTCCATCCATATTCATCATTAGGCCGCGCCCGCCGATCACCTGTTCCCGTCGATGCGCTGCCTCTTGCTCGATTGCCTCGGATGGCGTCACGTCCTTCATGGTATGTGCGGCCATTTCTTCTTCTGCATAGAGATTGCCGAATTGATCCGGCCAGCCCGCCCGCAAAGCCTGCCCCTCAGCGCACTTTGTGAGCATCACGATTGGCATTTTTGCCCAATTGCCATCCACGGTCTGCTCCCCTGTTGGCTTGCGCTTGCGCTCTTGCTCATCCCAAGCCCACTCGTCTTTGACCGGCGCAAATTCATCCCAAAACGCCTCGCCATATACCGGATGCCAAGTCCCTTTGTTGTCTTGTTTGTAGAGCGTCACGCCAACCGAAACGATGCCCTTTGGATTTGTTTTGCTCTTTGCACTTTCGTCATAGACGATGTTCGCCGGTCCAGACGCAGGACGGTAATCGCCGCAACGCGCGGCAATGGATCGAAGTCCGTCGCGCCCGACGATGATTGCCATTTGCCTCTTTTGCGCATTGTCCTTGTTGAAAACAATCGCGCTGATCTGTTTGCGAAACGGGTCCAGCCCATAGGACCGCGCCGCGTTCATAAACAGGTCAAATTCAAGATTGTTGGTGTCTTTGGCGACGGTGTTTTTGATCGTCGTCAATTGCGCCGGGGTAAAATCTGGCAATCCCATGTCATGTTCTCCTGATCTGAATTGTGGTGCCGCCGTTGCTCATGTCAGCGCCGGGAACGGCCTCGCCCGCCTTGATTGCGTCAAGTAGCGCTTTGCGGTCCAGCTTGGGCGGCTGCGGCTCGTAAAAACGCGCCGGAATTTGGCTTTCATCGGTTACGATCAGTTTGCGCGGAATTGCCTTTGCCGAGATTGTCGCGCTTGCGAATTTGTGGCTCTTGATCTCAGCCATTTGGAACGCTTGGTCAATTAGTCCGCGAAGGCGGTCAGCCCTGCCAGATACTCGCGCCAAGCGGTCAGATAGCCGCTTCTGCATATCCTTGATGCCTGCGGTTAAAATTTCGCATTCGTCAATCTCCGACAAGACGCGTTCAACCGCTTCAAAAAAGTCGGTTTCGCCCTCGATCATGTCATGTGCAAGATCGTCGTCTTGCGCATCATCGCCAAGTGCGGCCAGCAATTCAGCCGCCGCAACGGCCTGCCTGTTTAGTCCGTGGTCCCTGTGGTCAGTCATGGTTTTTCCCTTCCGTTTGGTGTTTCGCCTCCACCCGATCAGCGAAGCGGTTTAGCGCCGCGCGGCAAATATCGGATAGTCGTTTGTCCTCTCTCGCAAGCGCCTCGCGCCAGCGGTCAAGGTCTTCGGTCCTAGCCCGAAATGTCACATTTGTTTTCATAGGTTACTACCTATGCACATACAAAATACATACGCAACCCCATCTTTTCTGTTGCGCGTCCTGTTTTTGCCGCGTAGTTTGTACCTATCGCAACCGGCCACCGCGCCACCAGCAAGGAAGACGACAATGTTCAAGGTTCAGATCAAATCTCGCGGCGCTTGGGTTCCGACCGATAGCAACGGCACATACGAGCAGTGCGCCGCCTATGTTGAAAGCTGGGCGATGTTCTATGCGGCAAACGAAATCCGCATCGTCGCCGCCTAACGCAACCTGGGGCTTCGGCCCCGCCACCAGATAGGAGATACGACAATGACCAGAACGCTTGCACAAAACGCCGCTGATATGGAAATCGCGCTGATGCGCATGGATCAGGCCCGCGACAAGCTGGCGGATGCAATCATCGCCGGAAAGCACGATCATCAGCCGCGTCTTGAGTATGTTCACGCCGCAGCAATCGCTGATTATCACGACTTGAAGCAAGAACGCGCGTTCATGCAGCGCCACAATTACGCATGATCCCCGCCACCCTAGCCCAGCACCTCGACATGATCGGGGTGCTGCCGCGCCAACCGAAACCCAAGCCCGCGCCAACCGGACCTATTCGGATCGTGCGCGGGGAACCTGACTTTTGAGGCTCATATGAAACACGCCGACCGCATACAATTCTGGAAACGCCCAAAGAGCAAAGAAAGCTGGCCCGCCAGCCTCAGCGACACATTCGCTGCGATGGCACCCGGCAAGATGCTGATTTACCGCCATGAGCAGCCCAGCACCGCGCCTAGCGAAGTCAACAATCTGGCCCATGCCGTTGCCACCAGCCGCAAAGGTGCGCTCGTGCAATGGCCCGAAGAGCCTTGCAACGGAAACCAACACGCCGTGCGGAAATGGCTGTACGCCATCCAGAAGCGAGCGTGACCCCATAGCCGCGATGAACGCGGTTATCGTCGGGCGCATCTGACCTTGGCCGGACCAGTGTAAGCCGCCTGGCGCGTAAATTCAGAGAAGGAAAAGACATGGCAACGATAAGCGTATCACTTCACCGCCCGAACAAGGCGAAAGTCGAGGGCAGCAACGGCACGTATTGGGCGGCAATTGAAGCTGACGGAATGAATTTCTACGTGTTCACCAAAACGCCCGAAAAGGCTCAGGCTATCGCCGATGCTATCAACATGGAGGATGATCTCGATGCGTGAGTTTCTTGAAGACCTGATCGGCGCAACCTGCCTATTCGCCGCCTATGTCGCGGCGCTGTATGTGGCTCATGGCGCGGGGTGGATGTGATGGGTTCTTGGCTCTACCCGCCCGCATTCGATGAGACATTCCGCTGCGACTATTGCGAGTGCGATTTCAGCGAGGACGACCTCGTTCAGTACGAACGCAACAAGTGGGCTTGCGACCAGTGCGCCCGCGCCAATGACGAGGAAACCGCCGCCATGCAGGAAATGGCGGATGATGACAAGGCCCATGCGGCAATGGAAAGGAACGCTGGACTATGACCCACACCGCCCGCGCCACCCTGCACGCAATAATAGCCGCCGCGCTTGCGGCGCAAGTTGAGAGGATAAAGAAATGACGGAAGCACCTAAACGGGTTTGGTTAGATTCAGACGCAGAAGGTGAAGGGCAGCACACAAGATGCTTTGGCAGTCCGAAGTATTGCAGCGAACCGGCTATTGAGTACATCCGCAAAGACGTGTCCGACGTTCAGGTCGCCACGGCGCGGGAGGAAGCGCTGCGGGAGGCGGCGCACATCGTTAGTCGTGCGGGACATAGCTTGGACGCTGAAATCCTCGCCCTCATCACAAAGGACGCAGACAATGGATAAGCCGCGCGTAAAGCCGCTGGTGTGGACCTCAAAGGGATACGCCGAAACGCCATTTGGAAACTATCTTGTCGTCCGGGAGGACTGGTCAGGCAAAGACGATTTCTGGTTTGTCTGCTTTGCTGGAAAGCCATACGCAAAATGTGGGGAGCATGGTAGCGAAGAAACCGCCAAAGCCGCAGCGCAAGCTGATTACGAAGCCCGCATACTCGCGGCCCTTGAGCCTGTGACTGTGCAGGAGGCCGCGCGGGTGTTGTTGGATGCCATGTCGGACATCACGGCCAAGCCACTTGCCGAAATGTCAGACGCGATGAAAATCGAAGCGCACCCTGCAATTCTGTTGCGCGGTCTTTGTGCCGCCCTCCGCGCCCTCGCCCAGAAGGACGCAGAATAGCAAAAACCCCGGCAGTTGAGGCGCTGCCGGGGTTCTCGCGTATGGGGTACGCTGCGGGTTCCGCCCGCACGGATCACCTCCCTTGAGGCAATTACTCAGGACAGCCAAACTGGTCGCAAGCGCGGTCCATATAGAGCACCCAATCAGCAAAGGGGCGGTCGGCAGCAATAGCCTTGACCGTCCCTATTTTTGCGTTTGGCGGGCGCTTTGCCACGTCCGACCACAGAGCCGCGTCAGTGACAGGCTGACAGGCGCTCACAAAGCTCAAGCCAACGAGCATCGGGATCAAGGCTTTC